CTAGAAAGTGGGTTAGTATGGTCACCAGATACTCGTTGGGCTGAAGAAGTTATTGAAGAGTGTGCGAGTTTTCCTGCTGGAGAGCATGATGACTTTGTTGATACAGTAACCCAAGCGTTACGAAGATTTAGAGAAGGCGGATTTATAACCCACCCAGAGGATGAAGTTTATGAGCCAGAATATGTACCTAGAAATACAGTCTACTACGGTTAAGTTGACACCACAGCAATTATGTCATGAAATAGAAATGCTGTCTAGTGCGTGGGTTTTAAATGATCCTGAGTTTGAACCACTAAGTTCTAGCGATATAAGACAAAATGTGGCACAATTACTTAGAAGCAAATTTTTTGTAATAGAAGGAGGGTTGCGTGGCTGAACCAAAAAACCCTTATAACAATATTGAACGTGAGCTAACCTTAGTTGGCAACCCAATATTAGACCCCGACCCAATTGATGTAGAACTAGAAGAAGCCCCTATAGAAGAAGGTGTGGAAATTACCGAACTTGAAGATGGGTCCGTGGAACTTGGCTCTCCAGAAGTAGAACCAGATGATACAAGTTTTATGGCAAACTTAGCCGAACAATTAGATGATGAAGAATTAGCTGGAATCAGTGCTTATGTTTTAGAAAAAGTTGATGAAGATAAAAATGCAAGAAGTGAATGGCTAGAAGCATACAGTCAAGGATTAAACCTACTAGGTTTAAAGTATGAAAATAGGTCAGAGCCTTTTGATGGTGCTACTGGTGTAGTCCATCCAATGTTAAACGAAGCTGTTACCCAGTTTCAAAGTCAGGCATACAAAGAGCTTCTTCCAGCGAAAGGTCCAGTACGCACACAAGTTATGGGGACAACAACCCCCGAGTTAGAAAACCAAGCCGAACGTGTGCAAGATTATATGAATTACACACTAATGCACACTATGAAAGAGTACGAATCTGAGTTTGACCAGATGTTATACTATTTGGGACTAGGCGGTAGTGCGTTTAAAAAAGTTTATGTAGACCCACAACTAGGCAGACAAGTAAGTAAGTTTGTAGAAGCTAAAGATATGCTTGTACCCTTTAATGCTAGTGATCTAGATTCAGCAGATAGGGTTACACAGATAATTACAATGTCAGAAAACGAGTTGCGTAAGCTACAAGTTAGTAAACTTTACCGTGATATAGAGATACAATCAGGTAAAGCAGACCGTGATGAGGTAGATGACACTAAAGAATCAATAACTGGTATATATGCACAAGGCGATTATGAAGAAGTACAACTTTTTGAGTGCCATTGTTACTTAGATTTAGAACAATATGCCGACAAAGACGAAAAAGGTGAAGAAACTGGGATAAAACTACCCTATATTGTTACTGTAAGTGCCGATAATGGCGAGGTTTTGTCTGTTTATAGAAATTATGAGGAACAAGACACATTTAAAAACAAAAAACAGTATTTTGTTCACTATATGTTTACTCCTGGACTAGGTTTTTATGGTAATGGGCTTATACATCTACTTGGAAACTTGTCAAGAGCGGCGACAGCTAACTTAAGACAGTTAATAGACTCAGGAACATTGGCAAATATGCCATCTGGCTTTAAAGCTAGAGGATTGCGTATTAAAAACGACGATGAACCGTTACGTCCTGGAGAATGGCGTGATGTAGACGTTGTTGGTGATCAACTTAAAAACTCATTTTTTAATCTCCCCTACCAAGAACCGAGTGGCACACTATTTCAGCTACTCGGCTTCGTGGTTCAAGCCGCTCAGAAGTTTGTCGGTACGACCGATATGGGTACTGGTAATGTTAATAATCAAGAAATGCCAGTTGGTACAACAATAGCTCTACTTGAACGTGGTAGTAGAATAATAAGTGCTGTTCATAAAAGAATTTACAATAGTTTAAAACAAGAGTTTATCCTTTTAGCTGATTTGATTAGTCAAGAAGGGGGAGCTTACCCTTATACTGAGGAAGGTGATAAGGCACAAGATTTTAGCGAACGTATAGATATACTGCCTATAGCTAATCCTAACATATTTAGTATGTCACAACGTATAAGCCTAGCTCAAGAACAATTAAAACTGGCAAGTAGCAAACCAGAGATGCACAATTTGTATGAAGCATACCGAAGAGTGTATAATAGTTTGGGTGTTGATAATATAGAACAAATATTACCACCTCCAGCACAACCACAACCTATGAATGCAGTTATAGAGAATGGTAAAGCTATGTCTGCATTAGGTGGACAAATGCAATTGAAGGCTTTTCCTGAACAAAACCATGATGCACATATTTCTACTCATTTAAGTTATATGGGTAGTATGAATATAAAAGCTAATCCAGCTATGATAAATATATTACAACAACATATATTTGAGCATATTTCATTAAAGGCACAACAACAATTACAAATGCAAATGCAACAACAACCTATGGATGAGGTTACAGCACAAGCTCAACTTTCACAAATGGAAGCAGAACTTACTAAACAATATTTTGAAATGGAATCTCAAGTACTTGGTGGTGGACAGCAAGACCCATTAGTAGACTTAAAAGCTAAAGAGCTACAAATAAAAGAACAAGAAGCAATGCAGAACGCTGTTAATGAACAAGAAAAATTAAAACTAAACAAAGATAAGCTACAAGCTAATACTGCCATACAAAAAGACCGTATTGACACAACCGAAGAGATTGCTAATATGAGAGCACAAAATGCTAGGTTTATTACTGCACAAAGGAATAAAGGATGAGCGAATTATTTGGCGGAGCTAGTGATTATTCCTCTTCAGGAATTGATAGTTTAGCCCAAGCCCAAGATAATTATAATACTTTTGGTCCAAATACGGATGACAATCAAGCAGAACAAGTAATCCAAACTGTATTAGCTGATGTTGGTAATAGGTCTAACATAAGGGGCAGTACAAATTATAATCCAATATTTGCACAAGCTTTAAATATGAGTCGTGGTCTTCAGCCAGGAAATCGTGTAGCTGGAGATTATTATGGTGCAAGTGATTTTCAAGGCATTGCAGATTTAGCTAGACCCTCATACTTACAACCTCAAGTTCCTGGAGAAAAAGGTATGTACTTTTCAGGAGGGGAAAGGTTTTTACAAGAGACTTTGCCACCTATTATCCAACAAATACGGAAAGCAAGTCCTACTGGAATAATCCAGACTTTGATAGAACAAGGTCAAGATGCTTATAACAAAGGTAAAGGTTTTTTAGAAGAAACTTTTGCACCAGAAAAAGAGTCCGATGTAGGTATTATGCAAAACATGAATCGTGCTGACGCAACAGATCTGCAAAAAGCATTACAGTTTGGATACAACACCAATCCATTTTCTAAACCAGATTTAGCCACACAAACGGCTGGATTAAGTTTAGATGACGTGCAAAAATTTGTTACTAGTCCAGGAGTGGTCGGTAAAGCCTTAGATTACGCCCAACCGTTAATACAAGATTTATTGCCTGATAATGTAAAGGTTGATACTGGGTTAATTTATGACCCACAAAAGCCAGATGATTCATACACTGGAATAAAGTTTACAATACCGTTTAACTAAAGGAGAATAAAATGAGCAGGAAAAAACAATTAAATTCGTTATTAGAAGGATTAGATCCTGGAAGTGAAAAGTATGAAGAGTTAAAGGCACTTTTAGATGCTGAAAATTTTCAAGCTGGAAACTTAACTGATGATGAGATAGACTTTATAGAACAATCTGGGAAAAGCCTTATGGCTGATGGTGGTATGGCAGTAAGACCAACCAATAAGCAAGTAAGAAAATTTGCTAATGGCGGAGCACTCATGGGGCAAATGCGAGCAAGAGATAATCGTGCTGATATGGAAGCAGGAGGCATGGTAAGTCGTGGTGCTAGAATGGCAAGACAAGGTATAAAATTTAAAGGGGTTAAGTGAGTCCAGCTTTTTTGCTAATGTGTTACTTAGGTGGAGTCCAAGCAGGAATGCTACATTTTGAAAACGTAAATACTTGTAATTATTTTAAAAAAGCATTGACGGGACAGACTGTATTCATTGGTAAAGATGAAAAAAGATACTCATGTTACTGTAAACTGGTTAAGATCGATAAAGATAAAGTAGAGGTGTTCTAATGTTAACAGCGTTAATAGGTCCAGTTAGTAATCTACTTGGTAAATTTATTGAAGACAAAGATGTTAAAAATAAATTAGCCCACGACCTTGCTACTATGGCACAAAAACATGCACAAGAATTATCCAAAGGTCAAATAGAAGCTAATGTGCAACAAGCTAAACACCCTAGTCTTTTTGTTGCAGGAGCTCGTCCAGCAATAATGTGGATCTGTGCATTGGGTTTACTCACACAATTTTTTATTATGCCTATCGCAGAATGGGCTACAAGTGTTTGGGCTCCTGAAGTAGTTTTGCCAGAACTAAATACTGGTGAGCTGATGACACTTACTTTATCCTTATTAGGCTTGGGAGGTATGCGTAGCTTTGAGAAATCAAAAGGTGTAGCTAGAGAAAACATGAAGAAATGATTGGAATG